GATCTGCGTTTATCTGGAACAGCTTGGCTTTCATTCGACACCGAAGAGTTGGTCCAGGTCAGAAATCGACACGCCTTCGATTGGCTCGTCAGGCACGGAGCGAGCGTCGGCACCAGTTAGCCGATTGAACACCAGTTCGCGGGCGTCATCTGGCTTCATGTCAGGGTGGGCGGCCATCACTTCGCTTGTAGCGTTGTCCCAGATATCAGCGGCCAAGGGGATATCAGGAGTTGGAGGGACCGGAACCCCCTTGTGGTTGACGATCCCGTCGATGTTGAGGTTTCTGTCGCGGGCGATGGCCAGCACTTCTGACGTGTCGGAAACCCAAGCACGGGGATCGCCAGGGTAACGGCCGAGACCATAACAGTAGTGCTTGCCAGCGATCGACACGCCCTGGGCGTCGGCGATCCGTTTGAAGTGGTCCCCAAGCTCTGGGCAATGAGCGAACTGGTTATTGTTGCATCGTCCACGGTTGAACGCCTTGTTGGTGCCATTCAGACCAGGGAAACTCCTGGTCGCCAGCATCTCCGCGAAACGCGGCTTGTTGCCCAGGGCCAGCAATTCCTCATATCTGGCCTGGATCTCCGGATCATCGCTGATCCTGTCGGGCAACGAATCAAGGAGATCCATGACCTTGCGGTCAAAAATCTGAATCAGGCTCGGGGCTGGGTCGTTCAGCATGGATCAGATTGGCTTGGCGCCTCGGCTTGTCTCAAGACTGGTTCCCAGTTTTGGAGAGCCAGGCGCTTCCTTGGCACCCTCCCTGGTGTCAGCCACAGGGTTAGACTGCATGCTGTCGCCTGAGCACGGGCCGCATCCCTCGTGGACCGGGCCGCCAGCCTTCTGGATAGACTCGCCGCCAATGTGGGTGTTCTTGAAGTGCTCACGAATTCCCTTGGACACTGGATCACCTGACCCTTCTTTGGTTTGGTGCCGGACCCTAAGATGTTGTTCAGGGCAACCCGGTGGTAGGACCGTTTCCGGGTCCGGCATTGGTCACTCGTCGCGGTTCGGGGAAGCCTTTGGCGTCTCCTTCTCTGGAGGCGCGTTTGCGTACAGGGCTCGCTGCTGAGCCTCAGCTTTCTTGAGAGATTGCACCTGGTGGCTGAATCCAGTCGGATGGTACTTCGACACAACCTTATATCCGCCATTGGGTTGCTTCTGGATCTTGTACGGCATGACTCAGCCCTTATTCTTGGTTCGCTTCATCAAGGCCTCGTTGGCCTCATTGAAACGGTCCTTGCCGGGCGCTGCCGGATTCGGTGCCAGCGCGGGCGCCGTGTTCGGATTGTCGTAGGTGCCAGCGGACTCGTTCGGCCCCATCTGGCCCTTGGGGTTATTCTGGGCGTCCCCTTTTCCGTCGAAGGGGCTGGGCCACTTGCCGTTAATCTTGCTTCCGGCTCGACGGATAGGCGTGTCAGCCATGGGTTCACCTCTGGTCAGCGAGTGTAAGTGCCGCCTTCTCCAGGTTACCCTGGGGGAGTCCCGGCGGCAAGGTGCTCCCATCGCGCGGTTTTACGAGAAGGTGACTCCGGTCACTGTCGGGGTCGTCGGCACCGCGGTCGGTGGCGGCGTCGGGTCGGTGGCGGTCACCGTATTGGAAGGCGCCGAGTCTCCAACCGAGTTGGTGTCCACAAGGTAAAACGAGACGACGTCGCCCGGAGAACTCGGGATCGAGTCGGTTATCGCCGAGGCCGGCAGCGTGTTGGTGGTCAAAACAGGCGTTGTCGCGCCAGCAGGGATCACGCTCCAGTAGGACGTCCTGGATGAGACGGCGTCAGACGGGACAACAGCAGAGAAAGTCGCGAGTGCGGTAGCCATGGTATGGTGAAACTCCTTGCGATGGCGAATTCTGATATCGAAGGCTCTGGGTGACCTGGGTACGTGCTTCGGATGATGATTCATTATAGCCTCAGCGGCCCGCTACACTAATGGATCGCTTCAGGAATCCAGAGGTTTCTCCCTCTATGAAAAATGCCCCCACCGTGACCAAGCCTGGCTCCTCAATCGTAAGGCACAGCGAACCATCCGGCCAGCGAGTCTGGCGGATCGTCCGGGGCCATACAATCCATGTCGCGTCGAGACTCTGCCTGCGAGATCCCAGGACAGAGACCGTTACGAAAGCGAGCGGCCGGATCGTCTTATTGCCAATCATGTTCACGTTGACGTAGAGCTCTACGTCGCCCTGAAAATGGTCTCCCCGATGCTTCGGGCTCGGTAGCCCAGTGGCGCTGCCGGCAACAAGCATCAATAGTGCGGCGATCGAAGACTGATGCAGACGGGAGTTTGCATCAGACTCGATCGCCGCTACCATCCGTGATGCCGCAATGACCAGGTTTTCAATCGCTTTCACAAGGCTCACGATATGGTTCCGGTGAACGTCCCCGCCATCGTGTAGGTTACAGGGGTTGGCGACGGATTCGGTGGAACCGGATTCGGTGGAACCGGATTCGGTGGAACCGGATTCGGTGGAACCGGATTCGGTGGAACCGGATTCGGTGGAACCGGATTCGGTGGAACCTGGCTAGGCGTCGTAGGATTCCGAAGCCACGCCTCGCCGCAGATCGCCAGAAGGCTCGGCTGGTCGATCACGCCTATAGTGTTCCAGGTAAAGAGCAGGTACGCACGCTCGGTCAGATTTGCTCCAGACGGGGGAGCGACATTCAGGAACCCAAAACATTCGGCGACCGTCCCGAATCCCCACAGGGCAACCGAGTGATCCTCGTTGTTGTCGTTGCGGAATCCCGTCGCGAACCAGCCATTGCTGCTACCCACCACGCCCTGAAGCTGATTAGCCGCGATGCCGATCTTGATCGGACCAGTGAAGATGGCCGAGCTCAGGACCGCGTCATTAGTCCAGTCGACCGAATTGTAGGGGCCGTCTTTGTAAGTCACGCCATTGACGGTGATCCCGACCGAGATCATGGCGTCCATCACATCCGTCAGGTTCGCCCCGTTCAAGAACCCATTCTGCCGCGCCCATTGAATGAGTACGTTGTCCGGAATGAGCAGTTCCGGGAAGCCGGCCATGACGCTCCACATGGCCTTCGACGCCGCCTCCTCGGCGGACACGCAGTCGCCATACGTGTCATTGCCCCACATCTGGAGCACTGGCGGAACGACAGCGAACGAAGACGGGACATTGGCCCCGATGACGTGCGGACTAGCAGCGGCAAGCTTGTGCCTTGGTGAAGGGTAGGCCCCCGTAGGCTTGCGGTGAAGGGCGGGATAATTCGTAACGCTCATGTTTCTCCTTCTCTGTATGCCTTCGGTAAATACCTGTGAATCTCGGAAATCCAGAAATCTCTAACCACGCCGTGCGGCTCACTCTCCAGTTCCGCCAGGGCGGCCAGCAACTTGGGCCGAAGCGTGCCATAGACCGGGTCACCCATGGGGTGTCGCGCTATGTGCCACAGCCGCTCGCACACCACGAGCAACTCGGCCGTACTCATGGATTCGTGATCGATCCTTCGGTAGGGATCGATATGAGGCGAATGGAGCGGAGTGGCATCGCGGCCAGACCGATTGTCGTGCTCCATGTGATATGCCACGACACCACCCCTAGTCTCTAGCCCATGCATCAATCACTACCGAAACAATGACCACCAGGACGACCAGGCCGACTACCAGCATCAAGGAGCAGGCGTGGGAGTCGGAGCAGGCGTCGGATAAAACTGCTGGAGAAGCGCGAGAACCAGCGCGAGGATCTGCTCGATCTGCGTAATGTTGAAACCAGTCGCCTCAAGCTTCCCGGAAAGCTCGGTAAGCGCGGGCTTGTGTGCATCCGGGGCACTAGCGATAACTTGACTCACGGGAATCTCTCCTTGCACCAAGACTTGCGATCCGACAGAAAGATTGAACTCGGCCATGATTATACCTCATCCGAGTTGCGGCTGGCCTGAAGCTGGCGAAACTTGGACTCCGCCCTCGCCCTGCGTAGGAGTCGACGGAGCGGCAGCAGGCAGCATACTCGGTGGAGGAGCCACTGTCATCTGGTATCTGTTCGGATCCAGATCACGGCTCTTGCAGTAATCCGAGACCAGGTTGTTGAGCGGCTGCAAGTCTTGTGTAAGCTGCGCATACTCCTGGAATACCGGCAACAAGACCTGCATTGCGTCGGTCATCTGGTTGACCTGGTACTCCTTGTTCGGCTTCCGGGTTGATCCGGCCTCGATTCGATACTCGAGCGCATGGAATGCTTCGGTCGTGTTTGACGTAAATACGTACTGGTCCCACGCCTGGGCGGCCAGCGGGCCAAGCCACATCGCTACATCCTGGCCATGGAGCAGATACCGGGCACAAAAAGCTTCCTTGCACGCGACTTCAGACTGCCAGGCTTCCACTTGCTGGCCCATGTCATCCGGCCGGATACCGGCCATCGTGTTCTTGATGTTGCTCTCGGCGGCCGACCGCGGCTGAGTATCAGGCTTGTCGCCGTACAGGGTCTCGCTCAGCCCGACCCGCTTGTCGAACGCCTTGTTTACAGCGTCAAGGTACATCCAAATGTCACCGTTGACCTCGGGGTGCTGAAGAAACTGGATGCAGTCAGAGATAGCTCCGTGGTCGTGCTCAAGCTCGATCAGCGTCAGGTCTCGTCCCTCGATGATAGCGGACTTGACTTCCTCGGGGAGAGACTTCTGGACAGCAACGAAGTCGCGACTCGCATTTCGCAGATGGCATGCCATAAAAGAATAGACCCAATTGAGGAATCGCATTTCCCCTCGAGCAGCGAGCAGCGGTGCAAAAGGCCAAGGGCTGTCAGGTACCTTATGCCAATCGATAGGGGTACAGGGCCATCCTCCATTGGATTCCTCTCCTATCTCGTAGAAAGGGATGGGCCACTGGGCTGCCCGGAGCATATCCTCGGTGCGGTCGTCGTCATTCACCAGGTCGGGCGGAAGGTTCAACGGGAAACGGGCGCTGTTACAGACGACAAGGTAGACGAAGTCCCCGAAGATTTCGTCGAGAGGCTTTCGCATGTTGTAGTTGGAACCGACCGTCCGACCCATGCCCATCTTGGACCAGATCTGGTGGAATACAACGAGATCCCCTGTAATGCCGCGAGCACGGCGATCCGACATATCCGGATCGACCGTAAGATCCGCCTGGATCGCCATGGATTCCAGATTACCTTTGAGGCTTCCAGGCCTAAGTCCGTAGTCTCGCTCGACTTGCCACGTAGGCTGAACGCATCGCCGGCTGATCCATTTGGCATCCTTGAAGCTCCTGGCGTCAGGATCTATCAGCAAGTGGTCGATCGAGTCAAAGCGGCTGGTCACCGCACGGTACGCGCCAGATGGCGGCTCCACCAGTTCGGTCCAGAGCAATCCGCATCCCTTGACCAGAGCCTCGTCTATGGCTTGCCGTGACTCGATGTCGAGGTGGTATCGGCTGGGCGTCTGGTTCAGGTAGGCTTCCAGCAGAATCGCGCGTATTCCATCGAAAGCCACTCGTTGCTGCTCTTGTAAAGCAAGCTGCTGAAACTGCATCGGGTCGGAGAAGAACTGTCCAGGCACTTGCACTGGAGCACGAGGTTTGACGGATCGAACAGGATTGTTGTAGTACAGATTCGGCCCGAATATTGTGACATATTCGTATGCCTTGTTGATGTGCATCTTGAAACTGAGGTCGGGCATGCGATCGCCTGGCCCCATGTACTGCGAGCCCATCATTTCGTCCCAGGACTTGGGACCGAGAAAGAAGCTCTGGCACTCCCTGGCGTAACGGCCAAACGTCTCTTGCTTGTAGCGATTGCCCCGCTCAAGCTGTCTCTGCCAGTTGGACGTGACAGTGCTCAGGACGGGGTGAATCTCGGACGGGCCGTAGAAATCGCCGGGCATCAGTCAGGCCTCTTGAATACCTTTGCGTTCTCGCTCTCCAGAAATTGGACGCGAGAGATCAGGTCCTTGATCTCCGCGGCCTGGGAGTGCACGAGAGCATCCACCTCGGATAGTTCCCAGACTCCACCAGGATTGAAGACGACCATCTCCTTGAGGCTGGGGTCATCAACGTGCTTGACGCCCTCCTGGAATTGCTGGAGCCCGCCGTAACCGACTGGCAGCACAACCAGATTGAGCGAGTCTCGGTCCTGCTGGACCACTAGAGCAGTGTACCAGCGGCCGCCGGTTTTGTCGTGATGCCTCCACCTTACAACCCGGGTGAGCGGTTGCGGCATCTTCCAAGGGGTCGGCGGAGCCTCGGACTGAGAATTGAACGGATTGATCGGCGTCAATACTGGCATGAATTACCCCAATCTGATTGAATCACCCCATCCATTTGCTTTCGCTTTGGCCTTCTTTTTCTCGAGGATCCGCTTGGTGGTCCACGACTGGTGCGTGGTCGCCTGCCGCGGGTTCGGCTGAAACTTCAGATTCATGAGGGCCAGGTAGCGAAAGCAGTTTCCAGCGATCATCGGCTTCCCATTGCGGCGAACGATTAACGTCCCATTCGGAACAGACGCGCAGAACACTTCTCCCTTGTAGTGTTCCTCGTGAAAATTAGGACGATTCTCAGAGTCTCTGAGCAATCCAGTGTCAGTGTTCCATTCTGACACCCAATACTGAAGTTTGCATTTACCTGAACGGCCTTTGATCTTCCAGCTAGATCTCTGGACCTTTCTTACGCTCGCCGACTTTCCAATCTTGATGAAAAGCTCCTGAAGACCATCAGCAAGCTCTCTGCTTGTCGTAGAGATTGTTCGGCGACCTGCCTGAGTCCACCCGTCTCCTTGAGTGCAACCATTCAGGAAGCAGTCTATGAGTTCTGGACTGAGATGTCTGATATGATCTGGGACCCTTTTTGAAGAATGGCCATCGCCGCATCCAAGATCGCCCATAAGCTTGAACAACTCCTTAGATGATGCCTGAAAGCTATTGCTAGAATAGCCCCAGTTCCATGGAGTTTGGTCAAGAATCTCTCTGATTCTGGATTTACCAGATTCCTTGGTCTGACTGATAAAAACCTGGTATGCAGTTGAGCCCCTCTTTTCATTCCAGTTTTCATAACGAGATCCTTCGGCTGCATACCATCCGAGGAATTCGCAAAACACCTTGGGGTCGATGTCGTAAGGCGCTCTCTCCATTATTCCGTGATAGCCATTCCACTTAGCATTGAGTTTAATTCGATCCCACACATCAAGATCCTTGGCGAGCTTAACCTCGACGGGGTTAGTTCGGCTCTGGCCTGGATAAACGACCATCCGGTGATTCGGAGTAACTAGCGCGTCCAGTTTGTGCCCAGAGAAACGAATCATTAGACCATCATGATGCTTCCTGATCAGATCGCTTGGCTGCTGATACTCGATGAGATCGCTTTCGAGATTGACAGTGGCCAAAAAATCATCCAAAGAAACATCAGAGAACAGAAGCCAGCCACGATCAGTGAGAACCTCGGTCTTCTCGTCAAAGCAATCCATGAGGTGATTGTGGACGTTGGACCGCGAGTTCTCATCGACGACTATACCCGTCTTGCTGATCCGCTTGTTCACGTAGCGGCTGATTTCGTAGCAGAAGTTCGGCAGCTTCTCCACCATGAACAGCCAGGCCGGTACGCCATTCTCGATGTGCAGTTTCGTCTTGGCGGCGAGGATGCCGGCCGCCACATCCGAGTTGGCCCACCGGAATCCTCCGAATCCGTTGGCGTCCAGGTTCTCGCCCCGGAAAGCCGTGGCGTACTGCTCCTCAATGGTGAGACCAGATCCAGTCTCATGCTTGTTCCCTTCGTGGCTGTCGATCACCCAGTTTCGGACCCAAGTGTTCCCCAGCTTGCGCCGCATCTCCTTGGCGAACAACTGGGCATTCGCTTTCTTCAAATAGATCTCATCGTAGACAACCGGCTGGACGTGATCGGGGAGATGGCCGGGCGGCGTGGCGATGAACAGGCACGCGGCGACCTGTCGACCAGGGTCGATAGCCAGGGATCGCATCCAGTCGTCCCCGATCGGGAAGCTGTTCACCCTGTGAGGGCCGCGCGTCCCAAACTCAGGGTAAACCCTTAGGCCGCTCGTGGCGAACTGGCCCTCGACTCGAACAGAGTATTCGTCCTCGTCGCTGGCGAAGTCCGCCTTGAAGTCGGCTTTCTCTTGCTCTCCTATCCAGGGATTCAAGTCGATTG